CTTCATATCTTTGTTCGCTTGATTCTGAGCATCCTTCATACCACCGTCATTGATACCAGTGACATTACCCTCTTTTACACCCTTAGGCACACCAAATCTCTGCATAGAACTGAACATTCTAATTGCTTTTCTTCTTTGAAATGCATCAGTAAGATCAAGACCTTTATCCTTTGCCAGTTCTTTGTAATCATTATAAGGTGCTGGCATTTCAGTTACAAATTGTTTATAACTCTTCATGTACCTAATCCTCTTCCTGATTTCATATTCTCTTTACTACCATACCTCGCTCTTGTTTCTACATATCCTTTTGTATCACTACCATAACCCATCTCTTTGGCATCTTTCTTGAGTTGTTGCTTCTCCTTATGTTTAGCAAGATACTTACCAACACCAGTAGACTTCTGACCCTTCACCTTCTTAGGTTGGTTACTACCCTTCCTCATTATCTGACCCTTATACTTTGCTTTTACAGCATCAAGAGCAGCGTCCTTTACCTTAGGACCTGTAGGTTTCTTGGTACCACCTTTATCATAACCCTTCTCTTTCTTTAGACGAGTTGCTTCAGGTAGCATAGGTGTTTCAGGTTCATACTCACAGTTCCATGCTCTGAGAGACTTATTGATTCTAGAATTAGGATCTCTTGCAGTCTTCTTAGAAGTCAACTTCTTCTTCATACCTTTCATTCTTGCACAGAATGATGCTCTTCTCTTGTTACCTTTCTTTTTACTAGGTGCTTTCAAATCTGAGCCAGGATTCTCACGTTCATAAGACTTACGACCCTTCTCGTTTAGTCCACCAGATTTATTCTTACCCGCTTTCTTAGTCCATGCAGCACCCTCTTCCATTCCTCGTTTACTACCATCTTGTCTCCAGTTTCCCTGTGTAAGACCAGCTTTCAAACCCTCTATCTGCTTATCAGTTAGTGGTTTACCATTCATAGTCTTTGTCTTGATTGCATTCTTTATATTCTGCAAGTGTTGAGTATCTTCCTTCTTGAAGTTCTTGATTGCATTGTCAATGTTACTTGCTATGGATGGTTTTTCTGTCTTAGTTTTAGTGAAAGTATTCTTAAGACCTTTTACGAAACCATCTTTTCTGATGTTCTTGACAGCAGTTACTCCTGTCTTTACATTATTGATTGTATTTCTTACAGATGTACCACCAATACTAAGATCTGTTCCACTTGTTCCAAACTTTAGTGCTACTGATGTCTCTTTGACAAGGTTACCATCCTTCTCTACCTTACTACCCTCAGGTATAGGCTTACACTTCTGTTCATCATTACAGAAATATTCTCCTTTACCACATGACTGCTCATACTGAACACTATCTCTTAGATCATCAGGCACTCTGTCCTCACTACCAGATATCTTGGCAGCATACTCTCTACGTTGAAGAAGTCTTCTACCTCTAGCACCAGCGTCTTGTGCTTTCTGTGGTTTCCTTTCTGTCTTAGGTTTAGATGTCTTTCTAAAACTAAACTTTATCTCAGTTAGATTCTCTTCACTCCAATCCTTTCTAACATACTCCTTACCACCAGGTCCAATGTCAGTTACCTTAGTCTTGATAGGTCTAGTAACCTTGATCTTGACCATCTTTTTCTTCTCTACAATAGTCTCTTCCTTTTTTATTTTCGCTAGATCCTGATGTAGTTCTCTGTACTGCTTCTTACTATCACCTGATCTTTTATTAGACTTATCCATCCTCTTATTTTTACCCACAGTTTGATATCCCTTATGAATACCAGCATATCTTTTTTGATAGAATCCTTCAGTCATCTCACCTTCTGGTTCGTAACTTTGGAATAAATTTTTGTATGCAGCACTGGTATCCTTATTGAATTGCTTGAATTTAGGCATAGAAGCACTACCAGGACTTATTTTATTGATAGTGTTTACTTTCTTAAGATTAGCTCTGTTAGTTTGATCTACAGCATCTTTTGCTATTCTTATTGGATTAGGTATACCTATCTTACCCACTGTAGGACCTAGATAACCATCACCAGGTTTTTCAGATATCACATTACCTTCTGGTTCGTGTGATTGATTCAATTGCTGAAGAAGTTTATTCTTCTGATCGGTTGCTTTCTTTATGCTATTGAGTCTAGTGCCAGGTGTGTCAATGGACTTCTTCATCTGGTTTCTTGCCTTCATACCCTGAGAAAACTTCCATGCAGCAAGACCAGCAGCAGTCAATGCTGCACCTGTAGTGAATACACCCTCTTGTTGTGTTGATTCCCAATGTGATGTGTCTCCACCTGAGTTCCTTATCTTCTGTAGGTGCTGATCCTTAGTAATATTAGGCTTCATAATAGGTCTATTCCAGACCTCTTTTGCTTTGTTGACTACCTTCTTACCTATCTTCTTCAAGTCTAATTCATATATGTACTCATCAGAAAACTTTACACGTCTGGATACAGGTGTAGTAGTACCTGATGGATTAGTAACTCCCTTTGTTACTCTTGCATTACCCTTTTTCTTTGACCCACTCTTGAAGTCTCTATGAGTTTTGTTAAATTCTTTAGTAGACATGGTATGATACGCTTCCCCTTCTTCCTTTACAGGTTTCACTCTAGTCTTACCAAGAATATATTTTGGATCATTCTTCATTGCTTTTTGTGCATCTGCCTCATCATTTTTATTGACATGATAAGTTGTCTTACCACCTTTCTTAGTGGTCTTATAATTTATCTTCGCTTTCTTTAGTTCTGCAGCTTCTTTTACAGTCTTCTTTCTTCTATTGATTTCCTTCTCTATTCTTTTCTTCATGAAAGAGTTGGCAGGACTCTGATCCATACTACTAAACTTCTTATGAGCAGCAGCGAGTTTCTCATCACTCTGCCTCCTCATTTTAGCGTCTTCACTTACAGATTCCTTTTTCATTTTCTTTTCAGGTAGTCCTTTATGTTTGGTTGATGCAAACTTCTTTGCATCTTTCATCTTTATGCTGGCAGCAGTTCTGGCAACCTCAGGTGAGGTAGTTTTCGCCTCACCTTTTTGAGCCGCTCTAACCATCCCGAAGAATCTTTGTTGTTTTCGGGAGACTGCTTTTTCATTTAGCATTGAACAATTTGAGTGCTTCGTCCTCTACCTTATCAAGCATGGTATAAGACTCAACGTCCAATGTCTTTGGATAATTCTTATCACCAGGCTTTCTCTTTGGTTTTCCTGCCTTACGTCTAGCATGGACATTGTCCCAGAGACCCCTTTTCTCTACGATAGTCTCTTCCTTTTCACATTTAGGAACAACCTTTCCCTTCTTCATTTGTGTCCCTGCTCTCTTATAACCTGTCCAACACTGGGTAGTCCCTACATTCTTACTTGCTTGAGACATCTTCTCTAGTAATCTATCTCTTGCCTCAGTCTTCATCTCAGGATTGATCTCGACCTTGTTCTTTATACCTGTTGTCTTGATGTCTAACTTCTCTCCCTTTACTGCTTCCTCTACAGAACTAGGTGTTCCATCTGCTTCATCTTCATGATCAATGACATTACCATCTTCATCCTTTTGATGATGCTCAACTATTTCAAACCCTAAGTCTGCTCTCCAGTCTTCCTTCTTCAACTTCGCTCTCTTTGCCTTAGTTTTAGCAATGATTCTATCTCTTGCTTCAGATGCTGCCTTGTTAGGACCATCATATGCCATAGCACCTTTAGCAGTTCTTGGTGGTTTCTTCTCTTCTTTCTGACCAATCCTTACTTTACCATCCCCTTTGTAAAGTCCATATGCTTTACCCTCAGTACGAGTGTCCTGACCATCAGGTTTGCCACCTTTCTTCTTCTGTATAGCATTATGAACTACACCAGCATGTTCTTTAGAACCACTCTCAATCTTACCATCACCATCATAATCTTTCTTTGCTTTCTTCTCTTGCAAATAAGGTGATCTTAGATCATCGTAAACTTGTGTAAAGGGATTACTCATTTCTTTCCTAAGTCTTATCGTATTATTTATCAAAAATCAAGTGGCAGGAATAGTTTGTCTACTTCTTTTGCCTCTGATATCCATGCTCTAAAGATTTCTTTATTCTCATCAACACAAATTAAGTGGTTAGCACCACGTCTAAAGATCTGTCCTACTCTACTGTGTGACTCAATCATAGAACCATTTTTGAATATGTCTCCTGCTAAGTATTGTTCTCTTATAGTACGTTCGTCTACAGGTATGACGTTCATCATAATATAATTGTAGAGTTGACCGTTTGCTTTCAATGCTAGCTCTGAGATTTCTTTGGCTCTGGACTGTCGTACAACGATATTAATTGCGTCAAATCCATTTTCATAGAGTGATTGTAAGACGTCATAGATTGTTTCTGCGTTTGCATCGTCAACGATGGACTCGCTAATCTTAGGATATGCATTCTTTAGTTCCTCAATTTCAGTGTCTCTACTTGGGAATATGTAGAAGTATTCGCCACCTGATACTTCCTCCACTGTAGCAAGTATGTTATCGGTGACATCATCTTTGTCAAATTTATCAAACGCAATCGTAAGTGGGTTCTCTCTACTGACATTCTGTAGTGCTGCCTTTGCCTGTCCATTGGCAGAGTTTGGATTAGGTTGTGCTGTTTGTACTGACCTTGCTGCAACTTTACTTGCAAGAGAAGGTCCGTCATCACCAGAACCACGTTTAGCAACTGTTGCTGCTGCACTAGATCCAGCAGTTCCCATCTCATCTTCACCACTGCCTTGACCACTGAACATCTTAAGTTCACCCTTGACAGTCTTTGCCTTCAGGTTTCCTTGTCTGTCATACCAGTCTCCATGACCATCACCAACGAGACCTAAACGCTTCGCTTCTTGCGATGCCTTAGTGGTTCTTGCTTCAGTTATGAATTGTGTGAACTGTTTCACTTCAATTTTTCGTAGATTGATTTTTTGTTGGATTCAATATAATGCAGTCCAACATATTGCATTTGCTTATATTTATCTATGGCTCCAGTTATAGCATAGAAAAAGCGTTGGAAGTCTTCAACTTCTTTAACCATGATTTGTTTTCGACGAGTCTTCTGTACATTATAGACCTCGATCAACTCATCAATCAATTGATTCAATTCGGACGACTGCTTCATTTAATTTAATACCCTCCTTAGTTAGTCCTCGACCTTTGGGTCGAATATCCACATAGGTCTTTGATGTGACCTCTCTTACAAGTGTAGCATCTATCCTACGTAGATAGCTATCAGTCAATATAAAGTTAGCAGTCTTATCATTGTTGGCACCAAACATAATTCTACCTGTCAATGCTTCCCTGACTAACTCTTCCTTGAATGTTTGAAATACTTTTGATCCATCTGGCATTTTTCTTGACCCTAGTATATCTTGCAGCGTTTCATTTATACCACCCTCCTTCTTTGCTTCTCTCATAAGTCTATCCATTATAGGTTTCTCTTGTCTTTTAGGTCCTTCAAATACTTCTGATAGTTCTGATAGCACTGAGGCAACTTTCTTTACTTGCAACCCACCAAGACCCCCACTAAAGGATACTTTTGTTAGCACATCATTCATTACCTTTACAGTACTCTCTATACCAGCAGAAGATAATTGAAACCTACCACCATATTTCAGAGAACATCTATGTTTGACACCATTTTTTATGAATATGATATCTGTTTTTGGTTCAGGTCTTTGTCCACCCATCAATATAAAAGAGTCATAGAATGGATCATTACCTCTAATAGTATTTCTACTCCCACCTATCCTATCCACCATTTTATCTGCTGCATTTTGTACATTAGCTTCTATAGGTTGACCATTAAAGAATGCCAGCATGGATTGCTTAGTAAGAGTAGGGTTTCTTATCCTACTATAAGCAGATTTCATTACTGCAAATTCAAATTGTTTACCTCTGTCTATCATTAGTACATGTTTTTTGCTTCTTCATCGGTCAAACCCTCTACGTCTGGAGTATTTGATCCAAAGGTTCTCTTTATCACTTTTATATATTGTTTATTCAATTCAAGTCCAGTTACTTGATCTTCAAAATTGAATCCTCCTTGTACCCTACGTCTATTAGATGATGGGGTCTTTAGTTTGTTATCCCTCCATTCCTTATCACCATTTTGTTCGTATATAAACTGCTTCAATGTCATTTTGTACTCAGGTATTTCTTGCCAACTGTTTATCTCGTCCTGATTTGTGACCGCCCACCTCTGAAAGTTAGGTGTATCGAAGAAGTGAAACGCATTACTGAGTGGTGGATAAGGTGCTATATTATATTGCTCATGACATCTAACCTGACAGTATTGATACTTGATCATGAATGCCCATGCCCAAGTCCATTGTTTTAGACTAACATCTTTCTGATTCAAAACACACATTAGTGACTGATGGCATATCTTTCTAATCCATTCAGGAATTACCTTATTGAAATGATCATTTCTAACTTCTTTTGGGTATAAAAATACTCTTGCTGAACCCATTATATTGTCTCCTATCTCACCTGTAACAAATATATTACCAGTATCTTTTGCATATGGAACTAAAGGAGTTCTAAGAGCAAATCTCTCGTTGACGTATCCATGATTGATAGCAGTTATGTTACTATATCTACCTGACTCCAAAGCATCCCATCCTGTTGGACACTCTTTCTTTGCTGAAACATCGTAATGCACATTGATGGGTATGTCTGTTCTAGCAAAAGCATATAGAGCAACAGTGCTGTCAATACCACCAGACCACAATAGGTTTATCTTTCTACCCTTAGAATTATCATTGATGAGGTTGACAGAATCCTCACACACATTATCAAGTGACATGTCAGTGTGTAGATTGGTTGGTAGTGGTGATATTATTTTGTATTTTTGCTTGGTTTGAAGTTTACCTCTTCTACATATGCATCTATTACCAAAGTATAAGTTGAGTGCCTCCTCTTTGTGATGAAATTTACCTTTAAAACTCTTCCACTTATCACCATTCATGTTTCTCATTTTCCTAGGCATATATTCAGTGCTCCATTTATAATCATAAGGAGGTTCAAGACTACCATCTTCAGACCATGAATGATTGTTACGGTCTGGATGCATAGACTCTAATATATTTTCATCTATTTCTTTGTATCCCACTACATATTACCTCCAAAGACAGCCTTTTGAAGTGCAAACCACTCCTCATTATCATGCAAACCGTCAAGATCATTGTCATATAATCTCTTTCTGTTAGATGATGGGAACTTTAGTTTGTTATCTCTATAATATTCATCACCATTCTGTTCGTATATCCATTGTTTGAGTGGCATCTTATACTCTTTTGGTTTTTGCCAAGAACTATTCTCATCTTGATTAGTGTGTCCATATCTATTCCAGTTAGGTGTATCAAAGAAGTGGAAGCAATTATTATATGGAGCATAAGATGCTACAGCACCATAGTATCTGACGCTACGGACTACTGCTGTCTGATATTTGAACATATAACTTCCTGCCCACATCCATTGCTTTAGACTAACACCCTCTTTGTTCAAGGCATAGTGCATAGTATCATAAGTCAGTTCATCTATTCTCTCAGGTATGCTCTCCCTATAATCTCTATCCCATTTGTCTAATGGAAAAGCAAATATCTTACCTGTGCCAAATATTTGATCACCAACCTCACCTGTCACAAATATATTGTCCTCATTTATAAAAGGTTGTATACCTTTTCTTACACTCATCCCCGCTTCATAGGGGTGACAGTCTTGAGTATTATCGTGATGGTGCATGATAACATTCATATTACTATAATCTTCTAGTTTACTGTATATGAATGGTGCTTCCTTCTTTACCTGAGGATCACAGTGTACATTTATGGTAAGACCTGTGTTGTGTAAGGCATAAAATACAGTGGTGCTATCAATACCACCAGACCACAAGAGATTTATCGCTCTACCGTCAGCATATTTGACACATAGATCTGCTGCATCTCTACAACAATCATCTACAGTCATATCAGTATAAAAATTATTGTCTACAAAATCTGGTAGTGGTGATATAACTGTGTACTTTCTTTTTGTTGGTAATAATCCTGCTCTACATATACATCTCAATCCCATCCATTTGTTCAACTCATTCTCTTCCTTAAGAAAGAACATCTGATATCTAGGAGTATCAAAATACCTTGCACTAGACATATATTGAGATGGCCACTCAAGAAATTGCATTATAAAAGGATTCTATGTAATATATAGACACAAAAAAAGGGAGTCCGAAGACTCCCTAGGATTCCATGCACTGTGGAATTACTTTGTTTCTTTTATAGAATCCACAAGTCCCTCTGGGAACAAGTGTGCATACTTGTCATAGATGTATGCTGTCTTTTCTTTGAATCTAGACTTCTCTTCGTCGCTCATAGTGACAACGTTGATGTTCTCATCTTTACATGCAGACTTGACTAAGTCAATGTCTTCAACAGACCAAACTCTTTCTGCTCTAGCAGCATCGAATGATGCGTCTTGGATCTTCGCTTGAAGATCTGCGTCTAGAGAGTTCCAGAACCCTTCACTTACAATGATTGATGTAAGGAATAGACTGTGAGATGTGTCGTTGATTGTATTCATACACTCATTCTGCTTCAATCCAAAGAAGCGAGGGTATGTTGACTCTCCACCAACGATAATTCCAGACTGAACTCCTTCGTTGATCTGCTCTAATTCGATTGGAACTGTCTTAGCACCAACGCATTCTAGAGTTTCGATAGCGATAGGAGATTTGTTACAACGTAACTCAAGTCCTTCAAAGTCTTCGATCTTATGTATTTCTGCGTTTGCAGGGATGTTTCTGTATCCACCTGAGTATGTGAACGCTAAACCTTTTACTCCACCCTTTTCACCTTTAGCAGGATCTGCTAAACCATCAAGAAGTGACTGTCCGATAGGACCTTCAAAGACGTTAGTTGCATGATCGTGATCACGGAACAAGAATGGCATATCTAATGCCCAAAAGTCTTTGTTGTGCTTTCTACCTAATGTTGAGGTATACATTTGGGAAACCTCAATTTTCCCTTCTGCCATTAGGTCAAGCAAGTCGTGCTTAGTAATTGACTCACCGTTATTATACTTCTCAGCGTACTCAGAGAGTGTGAGAATTTCGATGTTCAAAGCACCTGGTGCGATTGCTTCCATAGATGCTTTGAACTTTCTCGCAGCTCTTAGAAACAATTCAATTGGTTCGTGTGCTAGAACCCATCTAATTGTTTTCATAAATTACCCCTTAGGAATAGTTTTACTAATAGTATTTATTAGATAAAGACTTTCTCTGTAGCAGAAGTTGTTCTACGCTGCCAGTCGTTTCTGTTCCAGAGACGCTCATGTAGAATATAAAGTGTGGAGTTGATGACGAGTGCCATAAGTCCTATTGTAAGACCTTTCCAAGGATCACCCGAAACGATCCAACCGATTACACTGTTAGTAACCATCATCCAGCTACGCCAAGTAACTGCTTTAGTAATGGTGCGAGGAAAACGCTCGAACCACTTAGGATTAACAAAAGACATAATGTTCTTTGATATAGTAGTTGTTGAACGACGATCTTTTTTGGACAGGCAGCATCACTCCTCGTACGTTTATATATAAACCTTCCAGTGTTTCACTATTGGATGTTCTGATTCACTCAACTCATGATTCTTTGGTCTCTGATGTAGAAGTGCTATTGCTTTGTGCTGTCTCAAAATAAAACTGTTCACTTGATTTGGTTTTTCTCCATCCCTGTAGGAATATATGCAGTGCGGTAGTTGTTCTCTCTTGATTTTTTCGTTGTGATAAAAATCATCCGTTCCTGCATATTTAGATACATAATGTTTTGCGTTTTGCATAAAATACTCATAGATTGACGTAGCGTCTTTCCAAACTATAACACTTGAGTTGAATAAACTCTTGTGTGGGTACTTCATTTTGAAGGGAACTCCCTTCCACGTACTGTATACTAATGCAAAGTTACTATCAAAGTCAAGTACTTGTGAGATATTTCCGTGAATGATAACATCTAGGTCAAAAAAGATCTTTCTCTCATACCTTTCCAACTCAGGACGAACGAAGAGTACTATCTTCCACCACGCTGCCCACCAGTTATCCCATGATTGATACTCACTAGCGTCTATCTCTATAACATTTACCTTAGGATCAATTCCCTCAGGATTGTCAGTGAAACAATAAAAATCTGCATCAGACTGGCGACTTATCATACCATAAAGATTATTCACATATGAATGGTCAAATTTGTCGCCTATCTTAAGACAAGTTATACAATAACTAGAGGTCACCTTCTTTTCTGTTCTCCGAATAGTACTCTTGGAACATACCGTTAGGGTATCTCTTAGATAACTTATCAATATTCATGTCAGTTATCTCCTCAAGAGGTACATCTAATGCCATGCAGCACTGTGCAACATACCACATGATATCTCCTAGTTCTATCTTGAGATGATGTATATTTGCCTCGTCCCATGGTTTGCCTTGGAAGATCATCTTCTTTACTATCTCTAAAAACTCTCCACCTTCAGAACATACACCTACTGCTCCTGTCAAAAGACGATGCATTTCAGTCTTCTGCTCCTTCAGGTCTTGTATACGGTTCATGAATGCTACAGCATCTTTAGATTCGTCACTCGTAACTTGATTTACGAAACGAACATACTTATCAAAATTTGAAGTCATCGAATTTGGATTTGGATTGTGATTGTTCTTTTTTATTGTGCTGTACAACTTCAATATCATCTACGATATCTTGTTGTGCACCCTGTTCTACATCATACAGTCGCATCTTTGCTCTGTCAATGCCAACGACAAATCTTTTGTTGATTGTCGGATCATTGTATCTATTCTTCAACTGTTTGACCATTATTTGATTAAGTGCTTCCATATCTTCGGTGCTGACCAAAGCGAACATAAGATCAGCAGTAGCTGGAAGACCAAAGCTTTCTGAAGTGTCAGTAAGATTAGGGTCGCTACTAGCAAAGCCAGACCTTGTAGTTTGCGTTGCCGAGACGATTGGTAAGCCTGCTTCGACAGCAAGTCCTCTAAGTTCTTCAGCGATTGCTTTGACATACGAATAGGAATTTACGTTGACTGCACTTCTATAACGTGATGAAGCACAGATGTTTAGATAATCTACAAATATTATATCAGGAGAGAAAGATTTTTTCAACTTCAACTCCTGCAATAGTGATTTGAAGTGTCCACAATGTGCTGATGCAGTAGGATATTCCTTGACAATCAACTTACCTTTTGTTTTTTTACATAGAGAGTTGATTTTTTTATTGAATATTTTTTCTGGTAACTCTTGTATATCTCTTATATTTGTATCTAAAAGGTTTGCATCTATCCTCTCTGCAATTTTCTCCTCTGCCATCTCAAGAGTAATGTAAAGAACATTTTTACCCTGTAAAAGGACACTACTGGCAACATGACACATGAATAGAGACTTACCAACACCAGTGCCAGCAAGAGCAATATTGAGAGTCTTATCAGATAATCCACCTGATGTAATTTTATTGAAGTATTCGAGATCAAATGGTATTTTATTCTCAATTCTATGATAGTAAGCATATCTATCTTCTGAATCATCAAGATAATCGTGACCTACATGTTGATCAAAACCAACTGCTAATGCATCTGACAAGATACTAGGAATGGCATCAGGTTTTTTATGTTCATCTTGACCATCTGCAATCTGAATACTTTTTATAAGAGCAAGATATATCGCTCTCTGTTTACACCACTCTTCTGTAGTGTTTAGTAACCATTCAAACTCAGATTCTGTCTCATCAAGTGCAGATATGAGTTGCTCTATGTTCTTATACTCATCCTCATTGATATCTACTCTTTTTTCAACTTCAATATGTAAGACTTCTTTTGTTGGATTCTTATCATATGAACTCAAAAACTTTTGAATCTCCTCAAATACTACTTTATCTGCTCTTTCCTCAAAATAATCTGGTTCTATAAAAGGAATTACCTGTCTAGTGTATATTTCATTATGAATAAGATTTTTGAGGATAGTTAGAGGAACTCTTTCAGTCATCGTTCACCTCCATACACAGCAGTGAAAGAAATGCTTAGTCTTTTGGTTTGTTTGTCTCTGAATGGCAGCACAGCATGAATCAAGTATGAGGGAAATATAAGTAGAACTCCTGCAACTGGGTAAGTATAATACTGATCCGAAGTAAATGCATTTCTTTTTTTCGCTCTTCTAAGTCTACATTTCAAACCGTAAGAAGGATCTTGAAAGTAAACTGATCCTCCATTTTTACCATCATATATGCCTGGTTTTACTGGGTTACTTTCAGTATAAGAAAACTTACAATCTTTGCCTACAATAGATTCAACAGGATAGTACACTCCTGTCAATGCAGACACACCATGGTGATGACCAACGTTCATATCACCAGACTGATTCATATTTGCCCACAAACCTTCTACGATAAGTCCTGTTTCATATCCATGTTTGGCACAATAATCATTGGAAGAATCCTCTATCTGTTTTCTAAGAACACTAAAACTTTTATATCTCTCTTCTAAAGACGGATTACTATGCCAACCACCATAGTTTGATTGAATCGAACCATTAGGATCTCTATCACGTTCTTTGAATATATCAGTAACTAAATCTATGTTTAGTTTGTGATTATCTTCTCCGAAATTGTAAACAGATATTGGTATAGGAAATAGTGGTAATGATAAGCTAGTTACCATATGTAAATTCCTTCAATGCTACTTCATCTAACGCTTGCATAAGTTCTGGTGTAAAATATTTCTCAGGATTTTTATATATTTCACTAGCATATACTTTTTTACCATCAACTTCAAATCGATTAGCAACTCTCTTCAGAACACCATGTTTCTCTGCAAGATCTAATAGTCCATAGTATCTGTCAAGACCACGTTCATCATAATATAAACGTATCTGCACGTCTCTATTTTCTCTACTCAACCTCGATTTGACAGTCTTTGCCTTGATAACATTTCCAATGATTTCTTTTCCATCTTTTTCTTTTGCCTTGCTGAGATAGATGATTGTACTCGCTGCATACTTGAGTCCCGAACCTCCTCCCATTTCTTTAGTTGGAACATAAGCTCCGATGACATCGTATGTATGATTTGTGACAATGAGTGGGACATTTGCTTGACCTAATTTGAGTGTGAGCATGCGGAAAGCACCTTTGACAAGTTGTGATTTTGTCATGTCTCTGACATTCTTGTCCTCTAATGCATCTTTGATTTCTTTTTCCGTAGATAGCATACCTAATGAGTCTAGTACAAACATCATAGGTTTGCGATCTTTCTCATCCAGACCAAGATATTTGTCTATTACTGTAAGTGCCCTATTACGAAACTGTTCTATGGTAACTACATTTATAATACCTACACGTTCTAAATCAATAGCACGAGATTCTAACAATCCTTTTGTGATTGCTGATTCTGTATCAAAATACATGACACCACCGTCAGGGTGTTTGTCTAAGAAGTTTTTGACGATTGCAAGGGAGAAATAAGTTTTTCCGGTAGAGGTCTCTCCAGCAATAGCTGTAATCTTATTACCACTAACGCCACCGAAAACACTACCACTAATGAGAGCGTTGAGTATGTAAGAACCCGTGTCAACCGTTCTCTCCGTATCATCGATTTTGTCCGCAACCGTGGCGTAATCATCTCCAATCTCCTTAATAACGTCTTTTAAAAAATCCATTTAGTCCTGTTTGGGGTAGTATACTTCAACATATGATTTGCATTTAGGGCATGAAAGATTTGTAACAATAGAGTACTCATCTTCTACACCATAATCCTCACCAGAGAAATCACATCCCCAGATAAGTTCGGTGTTGCAGTGCCAACAATTCATATGCCAAGTAATTTGCGTTGTCTTTCAAAGTATCCGTGCAGAATCCATGAACTACTGTTCATTTTATCTGTACCACCGATACCCCATTCAAACTTAACTCTATCATTGTTTTGAAATTTGTCAAGTTCTGGGGTGTTCCCCTTTCCTCTATCTCCACCATTGCAAAAGATAACCTCTTGTGCTATATCAAGACATTTATCTATTGCACCACAGGCAGAATCATCGGTATCATCCCATGATATCACAGCATCAACCATGTCTAGATGTCTTATTATGTCTGCTCTCTCTGTCCAAGATTGAAAGTACTGCCCCTTCTTTCTTGTCAACCACGGATCACCATTCAAACCAACCACAAGATAGTTTGATAGGTCTTTTGCTCTGGCAAAATATTGTATGTGACCACTATGAATGGGATCAAACCCACCTGTGACCAAACTTACTTTTTCAAAAAACATTATGCTACAATACCGTGTTTTTCTCTGAGTATTTTCTTGTAAGGTAACCCTTGATCTTTATACTCCTTCACCAATGCTAATTTTTCGTACAAATCACCACACTTGTCTTCAGATTTCCTGCACTTCCAGAGAGCAAGCACGATGTAGTCAAACTCTTTGTCATCAATAGGTAGATCCATAATGCATATAAAATTACATTATAGCATCATACAAAGAAACTTTCAAGTGTTGCTTGTCTTTCTACTGACCATCCTATAGCATCCAATACTGCCTTCAAAGGTTCTACAAAACTCTTATCAAACATCAAAGTATAGTCAATGTATTGATTCAAACCTAATTCAGATGGTAATTCACCTGTAAATGAGATTACATTTTCTTGAATTGGATTTGGTTTTTTTAGATAGCAAAATTTTATTTTATCACCATTTTGAATGAATGAATACTTTGACTCTAATTTATATTTTTTTACATAATGATTATGTAATAAAGATCCTCTAACATGTATCGGAGTTCCCTTTGAATAGATAGAAAAATTAC